TCAAGCCCACGACCGATGCCAGCCCTCAGGGTTTTGCCAAGTCGGTAGCTCAGTGGCGATACCACGTGCAGCAGGCGCATTACCTGTCTGGTACGTTTGCCGAGCGGTTTGTCTTCATCGCAGTGGAGAAAACCTATCCGTTTGCGGTCGGCGTGTACGAGCTGGACGAGGCAGCAATGCTGCATGGTGCATCCGAACGCCGTGGCAACCTACAGACCATTGCCGACTGCCGCGCCATCTCCGAATGGCCTGGCTACGGCAATACGATTCAACCGCTAAGCCTGCCCAGCTGGGCGCTTGGCACTACCCCAACCATGACATCTGATGACTTCTAGCTCACTTGCGCTCTGGACACCAGAGCAGACCCAACTGATCAGCACCACCATTGCACCTGGCTGCAGCGGTGATGAGCTACGCCTCTTTGCCTATGCCTGCCAGCGCACGGGCTTGGATCCGTTCAGCAAGCAGATCTACGCCATCAAGCGTGGCGGCAAGATGACCATCCAGGCTGGCATTGACGGCCTGCGCAGCATTGCCGAGCGCACCGGGCAACTGGATGGTTCTGAGACGCTTTGGTGCGGTGACGATGGTGTCTGGACTGACGTGTGGCTTGGCAGCAAGCCACCTGCCGCGGCTAAGACCACCATCTGGCGCAAGGGTGCCAGCCATCCATTTACTGGTGTTGCACGGTTTGCGGATTACAACGCTGGCCAAGGGCTTTGGTCCAAGATGGGCGCGACGATGATTGCCAAATGCTCTGAAGCATTGGCGCTTCGCAAGGCATTTCCCGCTGACCTTTCAGGTGTCTACAGCACCGATGAGATGGAGCAGGCCGAGGTGCAGCCTGTCACGGTTACCGCAGCGCCTGCGCCTGCCAAGGGTGATGCCAAGATCTTTGCTGCTGGTAAGGCTGCTATCGCCAAAGCAGATACCATTGCCAAGCTGCAAGAGGTAACCGACCGCATGGAAGCCCGCAAGGGTGACCTAAGCGAAGAGCAAATGCAAGAGCTGCTGTCACTTGCATTGCAGAAAGAATGCGCCTTTGTGACGCCTGCCGCTGAGGAGGATCCATTTGATGACTGAGCCGTATCTGACCAATGATCAATTGGCCGCGCGGTGGGGGCTAAAACCAGCTGCCATCAAAAACCAACGCGCTCGCGGCATTGGTCCTAGGTACTACACGATTCCGCGTATTGGCTTTCCAGCCGGTACGCCACGAGTGCGGTATCCGCTAGCCCAAGTCCTGGCCTTTGAAGAGGCCAATAACATCACACCACTGACATGAGTCTTTACGCATCCGGCATCGTTCGCATTATTTCTGATCCTCAGCTCCGTGCCTTTGAAAGCGGCAGCATGGTTGCCAACTTTGCAGGTGGTATCCAAGAGGGTAAAGACAAGGATGGCAATTACATCAACAATGTAATTGACATTGAAATGTGGGGCAAGTCTGCAGAACTTGTCGTAGACCGCTGCAAAAAGGGTGATTCCATCATGGTGACGGGCAATGTCCGCCGCCAAGAATGGAATGACAAAGAAACTGGCGCCAAGCGCAGTAAGCATGTGCTTAATGTGCAGCGATTTGAATTTTTGCCGCGCGTCACGCAAGTCGAGGAGCCTGCATTCTGATGAACGAAACAGACCTTGAAGCGCTGTTCCGCCGTTGGTGGGCAGAGTCCTATCCAATGGCACCAGTCAATAAGCAAGCTGTAGCCAGTCACGTTGCATTTGCCGCATGGCTGCTGCGCAGCGAAGCACTGCCTAACTTAGGCAATGACTAAAGCGCATTGGTGGCTGGTGGTCGCAAAAGCCCTTGGCAAAAAAGCGCATCACCGTGATCGCATTGCTGATCAAGTTGCTACCGTACGCATTGCAATTCTGGTGGCCTATATGGCCACCAATTTATTCATCTGTGCAGGAGTCCTGAGGCACTGGAATGACTGATCTTGTTAACCACCCGCCTCATTACAAGCAAGGCGACATTGAATGCATTCAAGCCATTAAAGCTGCACTGGGCACTGAAGGCTTTAAGGCTTACTGCAAAGGCCAAGTGATTAAGTACCTCTGGCGTGCAGAGCACAAAGGCAATGCCCTAGAAGACCTTGGTAAAGCCGACTGGTACATGCGCCGGTTGCTACTGGAGGCGGAGGCGTGAGCGGCTCCAAGCCAACTCCTAATCCAGGCCAAATTAGGAGTTCGCTGGTTGACCGGGTGGCCCGTGCCATCGGCCGAGACGACGAGCCCATCAACTGGGAGCCGGAAGCCCGCGCCGCGATCCGCGAGGTGGCGGCGTGGATGACCGGCAACCCCGATGTGTACTTTCCGCCTGCGCTTGTCTTTGCTCTTGAGCAGGAGGTCGAGCGATGACTGACCTCTCCCCCGCCGCGCAGGCGGTGCTGGATGCCGCCTTCACACTGGCCGACAACCTTGACCGTGATGTCACCGAAGAGGAGATGATCGCCGCCGCCCTCCGCGCTGCTGCGGATCAGGTGGTGCCAATCCCGCGCCTTCCCTATGACTCTTGTTGCGATGTTCACGCGGCAGCCATACGCGCCGAACTCTTTGCCATCGCCGCCGAACTGGAGGGCCAATGACAGTGCCGTTGATGTTCGAGCTGCTGGTCGGCTACGTCGTGGTCTGTTGCTTGGCGCTTTGGTTGGCGTCCAAGATCCTGCCATGAACATTGGCGAGCAGCGGTGCCCTAAATGTCACGGCGTTATGCGCCTTGTCATGCAAGAGCGCACCTACGGCAATCGTGCCAAGCGCCGGCGGCATGAGTGCTACGACTGCCAAGAGCGCAGTACAAGCTACCTTGTAAATGATGACTTTTTTCAGCAGCTAACGGCTGCGCATGATATCGTTCAACGGTTGCAGGGGTTTTATTTTGACCACTGCGACGCCACTAATTAGGTGTGGGGGTGGCCGGTCCTCACGAGGTGCCGGCCTCACCGCAGCCCCCACGCTACGGAATGCCCAGTGACTCCGAAAGTCATTGGATCAACAGCATAGCACCCAAAATGACGCCCGATTCGTTCAAGCAGTACCTCAACGCCATCGGCCGATACCCATTGCTGTCGGCTGAGCAAGAAATCCAACTGTCGCGCCAAGTGCGGCGATACCTTGAACTGCGTGACGCTGCAGGCGAGCGCACCAAACAAGAGCAACGTGAGATCCGCGTTGGCATCCGCGCCCGCGACATGATCATCAATTGCAACCTGCGGTTAGTGGTCCACATCTCTAAGCGGTACATCACCCGGCTGCAGTCCAACAACATGGACCTCATGGATTTGATCCAAGAGGGTGCGCTGGGCTTGCATCGTGCTGCAGAGATGTTTGATGGCACTAAGGGGTATAAGTTTTCGACCTATGCCTATTGGTGGATTCGCCAAGCAATTACCCGCGCTATTGATACCAAAGAGCGGTTGATTCGTGTGCCGCAACATGCGCTAGAGAAGACCTACGCAGCGGCCAAAACGCAACGCGAATTTGCGCAAGCCAATGGCCGCACGCCTACGGTGCGTGAAGTGGCTGACATTCTCAATATTAAAACAGATGAGCTGTTGATGCTGATGGAGCGCAACAGACCTCACCGGAGTCTAGATGCACTCATCACTGAAGATGGCAGCACAGTACTAGATATTATTGCTGATGAGTATGGTCTTGACGAAGAACACAACCCTGAAGAGATTTGCGAGCGCGTTGAGCAGCTGCAGCTGGCTTTTTTTCGCCTAGATCCCTTTGATAGGGATGTTGTGCGTATGAACTATGGCATTGGCTACGAAACACCTTGCAGCTATGCCGAAATCGGGCGCAATCTTGGCGTGTGCAGAGAGCGGGTCAGGCAACGTGCGCAACGTGCGCAACGCAAGCTAAAGCTGATTCTGCAACCATCATTGGCGGCGTAACAGCCGCTGCCACCATGATTTCGATTTGGAGCAGCCTAAAAACTGCTCCATTTCTAATTTGGCAATATGACCAGTTGCCTGCTGGATCAGCTTGGATTGATACGCATTTTGACGAATCAACGACGCGCATAAATGCGCCACTTGGCTGGGGTCATCATGGGCAAGGGCGGCACGCGCTTGCCCTTCTAGTCGTAGTTGATCTTCTACTGATAGTTCTACAACCATCCACTGGCCCCAAGACATGACTAACGACAACCTGCTACCGCCAACACTAGAGCAGGTTGGCGATATATGGCGCGTCACTTATGCAGGAATGGTGAAGGAGCACAAGCAAGACTGGCAAGCGCAATGGCACTACCAGCAAGCTTGTGACATGTACTTATCCGCGCGAGGCAGTGACGATTGAATCGTTGTTATACCGTCCAGTTACTGCATAGGTGCGCTCTGGCGTGCCGGCAATGACATGAAACACCATCTGGCCAATTTTCATGCCAGGCCACAATGCAATATTGTGATACCGGCGGCTATTGTGCAGCTCCAAAGTGAGCCGACTGCCATGCCAGCCTGGGTCACAGTATCCAGCAAGCAGATGCTCCAAGCCAGACCTAGCACGGCTGGACTTCAGTACAAACTGCGCAGCAATGTGATCTGGCAGATTAAAAAACTCTTGCGTTTCAGCCAGCGCAAACTCACTAGGCGCCAGCCAGTAAGGATCTGCTTCTGTGTGGTGCGCAATGCTTAGCAACTGCAGGTCTGCAGTATGTTCCACTTCCACCATTAGGTTGTCGCCAAGCAATACGTCAAGCGACGCTGGATTTTGCAATTCTGGGTTGTACGGTACCACCATTGCATGTTGCTTGCACAGGCGGCAGATCTCGTGGTCAGGAATGATCATCAATAATCCCAGCGGACTTTAGGACGGCCAGCGCGGATGCCAAGATGCACAAAGCCCTTGGGTGCGCCGTAGCCAAGACTATACGGCCATTCCTTGTCGCACCATGCCTGCAACTTATTGATGTCAACGCCTTGGATGTAGAAATCCACAGCGCCCACGTTGGGTGCGTTGTATAGGTGCTCTGAACTGCTGGCGCCACCTACTGAGCGGTTGATCGCTGCTGGCCGATAACCGCTGGTGATGATGACAGGCTTGCCACCAAATACAGACCGTGCGCGCTCCATAAATGCAGCCAGCTCGGCCGCTGTATTTACTTGGTGCTGTGCATCAAATCGCCGCACCTCTTGATTTAATGCAAACTCACCTAGCGTGATGTGCGGTGTGATGCGCGCGCCAAACGAACTAGATGGCGTCAGCTTGGCCGGTTGCTGCTGCTGCTCAAGGTTGCCAGTGAATAGCCGTACCTCAGCGGCACGGCGCCTTGCAAGCCCTTCTAGCGTCTTGCCATCAGCTTTGTCCCATTTAGGAAGCTCCTCTGGCACGACTACGCTGGGCGCCTCGCCAGCCGCCAGCCGCTTGCGCAGAGTTGACTCCTCTACGGCACCGAGCCCTACATTGAATGCCCAAGACACCAGCGCAGCTTGCTGGTTAGGCTTCCATGCCTTCATCAAAGGCAGCAAGCCAAACAGGCCAGGGGCAAATAGGTTTTCGACTTGATTGCGCAGCAGCTCCTCGGCCATCTGCTGCGTGATCTTGTCGCCCATGCGCACTGGCGCATCAATTAACCGTGTCGCGCCATAGCCAATGGTTGGCACGCCAGCTGGGCAGCGGTATGCATCAAGTCGCAAATTTTCGAATTCGCGGATGATCTTGAGCGCTGGCTCCAACCATGGCGCTGCAGGCGTTGCCGGTGCCGCACGAAATAATTCCAAGAATTCCGTCTGCTGCTCAGGAGTCAGCCAAGCCCACGCAGCATTCCAAGCTGCAATCTGATGAGGCTGTGGATTCTGCTTGTCAGTCCACTTAGCAGCAGTTAAAAAGTTGCTCATTCCTTAGCGGCGCTTAGGAAACATCAACCGACCAGCCTGCAGCAATAATTGAATCCAGCTGTTGGATTTGAGCGGGCTGACCGCAATGATCTCACTGCCAGCAGCAATGATGATGGCTATAGCGGCGGCTTTTTCTGGGCTCATGATGTTTGGATCGATGCCCCAGACTACTTGCCCATTTGGGCAGAGGGGCCATGCTCAAAGTGTAACTTCGGTGCGGCTGCGTTAATTACGAATGGGATTAAAAAACTCAAACCGATGGCGAGACCAACCCCGATGGCTACGCGGGTTTCAATCTCGCGGAGGCGGGAGAATACAGCAGCCATGTCGCCACGCTTTTCACTGAGTTGGATCAACACAGTCTCAAGCTTGCCTTCGAGAGAACCAAGCTTGTGGTAAATGTCCCCATGCGAGACATCATCGGCTGGTGGCATGGGAACAATTACGCCTCAGTAGTAGCCTAGCGACCTTGGCCTTTGCGCAGCTTGCGTGTACCACGGGGTTTGCTGTGCTGACCGTTGCCTTGGCGGGTGCGCTTGGGTTTGCCAGGTTGATGCTGGAGAGCCCCGGTGCCAGTTTTGCTGCGGACTGCCATTAGAGCGTGCCTTCATTCAGGGTTGCTTGGTAGGCGGCAATAACCTCGTCGGTCCACAACGCACCAGCGACTGCTTGCAGCTCTTCACACTCGCCGCTCACGTCGTCGCCAGGGGAGTAGGCGCTGCGATGGTAGGTGCGGCCCACCTCAACGCCATCCTTTTCAATGATGTCGGCCCGGCGGCATTGCAACTGGGAGTAGGGCGGGATGATCTCGATTTTGTGTTCGTGGCGTTCGGTGAAGGTAGCCATTAGAAACGTCCTCCAGACGTAGCGGGTTTAGGCCGTAGTTTTGAGCCGTTGCGGGCTATAAATTAGGCTGAAGCGTTATACGTGATTGCTACAACTAAATCCGCTGCGCCGCTTGTGTAATCTGAGACTGTAAGTTGGGACCAAACAGCTCCAGACACGTATTCATAGATAATTCCTCTAGTTGCGCTTGGTGCCACATAGGCAACAATACCGTTAGCGCCAATAGTGGTGGATCCGGTCATTGCGCTTCCTGCGCTTCCTGCCAATGCATCAGAAGTAAAGGGAAGGCTAAAATAAAGAACGTTTCCGGCGGTCATACCGGCGGTGCTAAAGTTGCCGATTGAAAAAAATGCGGTCACCAATCGGCCAACTTTTGTATAGCGACCAGTTGCCGAAGTAGCTGACACGTTGCCACCAGCGGAGGCATCGTAGAGATTGACTGTCCAAGTTGACTCCTCATAATCATCCAGCGCATTGGCTGCAGCTGTGTCGCCGCCGAACTGGATGCCGCCTGTGCCAGAGGCCATGCGGAAGTAACGG